CTTTCATATACTCCCAATCTTCTGGAGTAATGACGTTCTTCAGAATCAATTGAGTTTTGAGCATATCATTGAACATCTGAGAAAAACGCTTTCTCAGACGACCAACAAACTTAGCAAACTTGAGTTCATCTCTCAGAATCTCAGAAGAACGACCGAGGTTAAACCCACCATCAGCAGCAATTCTGGATTCCGGAACACCAAGTGCTCTGTAGAGTTTTTTCTGGAAATATTCAATATCAGCAAGTTCTCCCAGATTTTGACCACCAGGAAGAGTTGTGATTTCAGTTCCTCTACCACCTTCACGGCGAGGTAACCAGAAGTCCTCCATCATGGACATAAACTTACGATCATCACGGATTTCTCCAGTCTGTGCATTATATGCAAGTTTATTTCTGTAGCGAGACATAACCTCTTTGAGGTATTGCTCTGCTTTTACTTTTGGAAGATTGCCAACGTCAATATAAAAAATACGACGCTCAGGTGCTCTTGATAAGCGATAGATGACCAACGAATCCTCAATCATTCTCAGTTGATTGAGTGCTTTGATTGATTTGTGAAGATATGAGAGAACTGTATTTTTGTTTCTATCTACTAAACCAGAAGTACAATAAGTTACAGAATCTTTTGACAGTTTTATTGCCTTTGATGCACTTCTACCAACACTAGTTGTTGGATAGTTTGGTGATGGTGTGTATTGGAAAAATTCTTCAAATTCGGGTCCTTTATATTGATCAATTTCTTGTTTCTGAGCACCATTGACTCTTACTGCACCAATATCATATTGATTTGCTTTTTTCTTCTCTTGACGAATATACTTCATCTTAAGAGGATCAATATATCTCAACTCCTGAATCCCCAATTGGGGATTTGCCATATCAATTACTTTGAGATAATATATTCTTCCGTCAACATACCAATTTCTAAAGATTTCGTGTGCTTTTCTATCGAAATCTAAAATCTCTTTTAAATACTTGAATTCCTCTCTAATTCTAATCTTGAGAGGTTCACTTATATTCAGATTTGATAACTCAATCTCAACAGGTGAGTCATACAAATCACTAACTATTGCTTCATTAACTACATCTTCAATAGCACCATCCGCTTCAGGATGGAGTGACATTTCTCTATATCTTTTTATTAAATCATGCTCTGTTTTAAATACACCTTCAATGTCAATATATGAACCATAAAATCCACTAGAGACATAGTTATCAACCCCGTCCTGATTAGTTTCAGGAACGGGGGAGATGACTGAAGGTGACTTATTTTGGTTGCCGTCAATTTTAAAACCAAAAAGTTTGGCCATAATAAGTTTAAGTGTCTATTACCTTCTTCTATTTAGTTGATGTTTTCACCGCCAGCATTAGCGCCGGTACCTTTAGTTGCTTCCCACCATTGAACTTGCATTTCAACAGTGAACTCTTGGATTGCATTTCCTGCATCATAAGAGAGATCAATAGGTGCTACTGCAGTTGGGAACACATCATAGAAGCGATAAGATCTCAGAGTAGAACCATCACGGTCTAACTGATAAACATATGCATCTGCCTGATATGTTGCTGGATCTGTTAAACCAGTATTATCAGATACACGATTGATAGTATTCATCCAACGCTCAAAGGCGGAACGAATAGCGAAATCGGCATCATTCAGGACGGTAACTGTCCAGGTATCGAAGGTACGATCACCTGCGATTTTTAGAATACGACCTCTGAAAGGTACATCTATCTGAGCAATGTTTGATGCAGGAAGGTTGGCACCCTTTACCAAGAATCTTGATTTATCAAGAACGTCAGAAGAAGGTTGCGCTGCATCAGGGAACTGGAGTACGACTTCAAAGAGATTGGCGCGAGCGCCACCACCCGTTAACTTACTCTTGAAGTCGGTAATTTTCCTTAGTGGGGGTGGATTAATCTGTTGTCTAGATGGCATTTGAGTTAACCTTTAAATTAAACGGAACCGATTACTTCTTCAAATGCAACACCAGTTCTGGTGGCAATGAAGGTAAGACCGATGAAGTTGATCGATCTTGCAGGTTTGATAAAGATGTCAGCAACAAACTCGTTGTTGTCAATGACAGCAGCGGTGTTGTTGGTTTCGTCACAGATTACGACGTAATCAAAGATACCTCTCTTTGACTGAACATCGCGGAGGAATGGTTCAACAATATTCACAAAGTTAGTTCTTGTGATTTCGTCATTGAACTCGAAGAGGAAGTCTTTTGCAGCAGCAGAGATTGCATCTTCCAGGAAGATGAACAAGCGGCGGACGTTGATTCTATCGAACGCAGAAGACTTACCAAATCCAGTCTTATCACCGAAGAGGATAATTCCTGCTCCAGGGGAGAAGATAACTGGGTTAATTCTGCTAGAGTACAGAAGATCTCTTTGTTTTTTACCTGGATTGTATGCCAGTTTTACAGCATTAAGAATAGTACCTCTAGAAGTTCCTGCAGGTGAGAACCATGGGAACTGTTGAATGTCGGTTCTGGCACAAGTACCAGCAATATCTCCATTCAAAGGAACATATCTGAAGGTATCATTAAAACGATCATACATGTACTTGTAACCACTATCGAAAATTCCGTAAGTAGTTGAAGTAATTGGTGCATAGAAACCCAGTACATTTTCGGTAGTTTTGTCAATATCATTGACAGTTACGCTACCAACCGAATTATCTGTAATAAATGCACCTCTATATGGCGTGATGAATGCAACCGCATCCTTTCTTGCTTCAGCAACTGCAATGCACTTATTAGCAAGTGCCTGAGCTTCTGATTTAGAATAGTTTGCAGAACCCATCAAAATGAAATCTACTTCATATTCTTCAGTATTCTCAAATTTGTTAAGTCCTGAAATGATATCATCAAGACCAGAATAAAGTGCATTTGCAGTAGTAAGATCAGTCTTACCTTGATAGTTAAGACCACCCCCAAGAGTTAATGTTTTTGAACCACATCCAGCAAAGTTTACACCATCTGCGTTTTGATCCCAACCAGTATCTGAATCGAGTTCTAGTTCTGCAACACCATTATCACTAAAAGCAGTTGCTGTTGATCCAGTTGGTGCAGAACCACCGAAAATGTAACGAGAGTTGGTGTAAAGATATTTTCTCCAGTAAGCAGTAGAACCTACAGAGAACTCAGCATCTTTTGCTTTGGAAAGATTTAAATGCTTTTCAAGAATAGTACCAGCATTGCCCGTAATCGTTCCTTTATCATCAATAAGAACAACGTGGACTTCATCAAATCTACTACCTCTAGCAGAGGCATATGCTGAAGTTCCAGGACGATTGGATAACTGATCCCATTCAAGTTTACCGACACTCAGTTCGATTTCTTGATTTTCAAACCAATCACTCTCTCCTGTATATGCAGCAGTTACAAAAGGTGTTGAGACACCTGCTGTGTGAATTGCAACATTTCCAGTATTTGGTAGTGCATAGACACCATTTTGCTGATAATCAACATCAGCAACTACGCCAGCATCTGAGACATGCTTAACAAGTTTCAGATCGAGAGCAGTTTGTCCAACTCCTGTAATAACTCCTTGGAAATATCCATCTAAAACTGTAGTTGTTCCGCTACCAGGAAGAATTGTACCTGCAGGAACTTCAGCGGTAAATCCACAACCAACAGTAACGTTGCTTGTAGAAATACCAGTAAGAATCTGATCTGCTCTACTATCAATGATAGCAACTTTGACATCATTTGCCCAAGTGCCTGGGTTTCTGGCAACAACAGTTACATTAGTAATTGCATTCTCATCGTAACCGAGTTGCTCATAGTGTTCGGTGCTCTTGATCTTAATGCTTGAAGCTGCACCTACAAATGAATTCTTAAGTTGCTGATCATCAGCTCTAGAAACTCTAAGAACACCACCATATGCGAGATAGGATGATGCAACCATCCAGTTCTCATAGTGCTTATCTGTTGAGTATGGTCTACCGAAAGTGTTTAAGAGATCGTCCTCATTTTCTATCAACTGAGGCAGATCAACAGGTCCCTTTGCGAAAGGAGCAACAAGTGCCCCAATCGAACCAGAGACTGAATCGACTCTTCCAATAGTTAAGTCTACTTCTCTTACTACAATTCCAGGAGATGCTAAGTTTAGAGGCATCTTTTTGTTCTCCTTGGTCCAAATTACCTGGAATTATTTATTAAAAAGGTGCTTTTCATTGGGGAATCTAGCCGTGATATCTACCAATCGGGATATTCCCAGAAATCGCTGCTTGTTTTTACACGTTTTTTAGTACATTCCTTACACTCATAAGAATATGAAGATGCAACAGGTCCTCTATCTTTTCTAGTCCTGTAAAACCCATCAATAAGATTTTTAATCACACCACATTTCCTACACTTTCTCTCATAAAGGAGAAGATGTCCAAGTTTTAATTGATCATCTAAGTCCATTAATGATATTCCCACATTTGTGCTACGTCACCATACTCATCAGTATGCCAACGGTCACCATCTTTATCTGTAAATGATCCTGTCATATCGTTAATACCATCATCTAAGAATCCAAATGGTGCCATATCTTGATCTATCTGATTTTTCTGCTCTTCATATATTCTCTTACGAATATCATTATCAGTCATTTCCTTGAAGTAGTCTTGTGCTACCAACCAAGCAAAGATAACAAGACACATT